TATAATAAAATGGATATTACAATGGATGACTGTGCGCTATCAACAGAACAAGAAAGTATTATTAATACAATTTTTAATGTAAATGATCGCGATTTATGCGTGAAGACTGTAGCAGGCGCAGAGTATACTTTTAGGGTATCAAAGAGTCAACTCCATAATACTTTCTTTCCTCATGTACAGCCTATCCATGATGCTGCAGGTGTACGTTGGTATGCTATTAGCCAATATCACATTGCTCATAATAGATTTATTGAATTATATATGGCCCCCATGAAAAATACATTTAAAGTACTTTATAAAGATACTGGTTTATATGAGGATGTTGTGGTAGTATCTTAAAAGTCATCGGTAGTTGAGAATACCATTTCTTTGCGGTCACGTCCAACACCAGCTTTACCATAGGCTGTCACGCGTTTCTCAAAGAAGTTATCCTTGCCTTCTAGGGAAATACGCTCCATAAAATCAAACGGATTGGCTGTAGAAAACATTTTGTTATAGCCGAGCTGTACAAGTAAGCGGTCAGCCACAAACTCAATATACTGCTTCATCAGGGTGCTATTCATTCCAATTAGTTCACAAGGAAGGGACTCTGTAATAAATTCTTTTTCAATTGTGACAGCATCTCCAATGATATCTCTAACAGTATGTTCTGGGATTTTGCGTTCAAGTTCCTTATAGAGTTCGCAGGCGAATTCAGTGTGGAGACCTTCATCACGGGCGATGAACTCATTACTAGTGGTGAGACCAGGCATGAGGCCTTGTTCTTTTAGCCAGAAGATGGCGCAGAAGGAGCCACTGAAGAAGATGCCTTCAACAGCGGCGAAAGCGATTAGCCTGACAGCAAACTCCTCATCGGTTGAAATCCATTTCTGTGCCCAAGCAGCTTTTTTCTGGATGGAAGGGATTGTATTGATTGCGGACTGAATACGCAGCTTCTCTGCGCGGTCTTCAATATAAGTATCAATTAGGAGTGCATACATTTCACTATGGATTGATTCAATCATATTTTGCATGGCATAGAAGCAGCGAGCTTCAGGGAGTTGTACTTCGTTCGCAAAGTTCAGGGAAAGATTTTCCATAACAATTCCATCGGATCCATGGAAGAATCCGAGAACATTCTTAATGAAATGCTGTTTGTTAGCGTCAAGTTTCTCCCAATCCTTCAAGTCCTTACTCAAGTCAACTTCTTCAACAGTCCAGAAGACTGCAACATGCTGCTTGTATTTAGTATATAGATTATGGTGTTTAATAGGAAAGAGTGCAAATCTGTCAGGGTTGGGTCTCAAGATTGGCTCAACCCATGCAGCTGATAGGTCAGTAGTAGTATGTTTTTGGCTTTCATGTGCAGTTTCACTGTCTAATGTACCATTATGAATAAGTTGGGAATACATTTTTTGTAACTAATAGTATCGTCCGGGAAATTTAGGTTTTGTGGGGGTCGTGCTATTAGTATATATGCGTCCAGAAATCACTTTTAATTTGTATTACTAGTACATTTAGGGTTATGCTAATGTATTTTATTATGATAATAGTAATACGAATTTCAAGTAAAGTATGTTATAAATAAATAAATAAAATTAGGTATAGTACAATATATATGAATTCTAATCTTACAAATATGACTGAAGACGAGCGTTTTTTAAATAAAGCTTCTCCGATGGAAAAACATTATCGCTATACGCTTTATTATAAACCGAATGATTTATTCTGGGGAGTTGGAATTGAACGTGAATCCTACTTTGAGACTGATACACCTGCTGTAATGCCTATTAGTTTTTTGAGTAACCAAAAAAGAGAACGTTATTCTATTAATTACTATACATCATACATAAGTGGTATTTTAGAGGATATTATCAATAAATCATATCCAGTTAATGGTACAATTAAGCTACCATTTTTAGTGAATGCCCATGCATTAACAAGAATGGACCCGTTAGGTAATCATATGACAACATATGAGAAAGTGCCGAAGGTTAACCCAAAGTTTGCAGGTGAAACTTTTTTTGACGTGGCTCGTCGTAATCGCCCCGATGTCTTTGTTGATATATGTGATGTCAAATTCACATTTGATGGAGATTCTATTGAAGTTATGACACAGAACTTCTACAAGGCGACTGCGGATTCTGCTGTGGATGAACTTTTAGAGACAAGTGACCTAATTGAAAAGGCCTTGAATGATGCATTTAAGAAATCGGATATAGATTTTCCTTTGCGTTGGATGCGTAAAAACTACGGGCTTGCTATTATGGCATCAAATCCCAAGAATCTTGCAATATTCAATAATGGTACTTATCATATTAACCTAACAGCACCTACACAGCTTGATTCAGCAGGAAATATTAAGAATAGGAAGGATTTTGTATTAAGGCATCAGAAGATTGCCCGTTATTTCCAATGGCTTGAACCATTTATGATAGCAGTATATGGTACTCCTGATGTATTTTCTGACGGAGGTGATATGCGTTTTGCTGCTGGTTCATTGCGCGGAGCTCTTTCAAGATACATTGGTATAGGCTTTTATGATACAGAAAATATGCCTACTGGGAAGATTTTACAAATAGATGTTTCAGGAATTAGCTCTAAATCGTGGTATAATGGATTTCATGCGAATAGTGCTTATATGGCGCTTGATAAAGTTGGCGTGGATATTAATTTTAATAAATATGCAAATCATGGATTAGAATTTAGGATATTTGATTGGTTTTCTGCGGATGAAGGTAAGCTGTTAGAACTTGTTCATATTTTAGTGCATATGATGGATAAGGCGTTGGGAATGCCTCTCCTACCAGACCCACGTGAATCCGAGAATTGGAATTATTTAACAGCAAAGGCGATTAGGATAGGGAAATCGTCACAGATATCCGCATGGTTAAACAAGAACTTATCACAAGTGTTAGGAATGCAAATTGGAGCAGGTAGCTTCATTCAAGTGTGGGACAGCATTTGTAAGCAGCTGTCGGCTGTCAATGGGGAGTGTTGTCAAAAAATGATTCGTCCAGCAGCGCCACTTAAGGTGAAACGCTGTGCAAAGACTGGAATAGTTGGCTGTAAATTTTGTTAGGGGTTTATATAAATTAAATCCCCTCATAAAACTTCAGGACATTTGGGTGTACCTTAAAAGCCTTTGAATTAATTGACCATATATATAAGCTATTAAAGTCTCTCACGCGTGAAAGAGCTACATAAGCTTGTCCATATTCAAAAGTACTTTCACCAATATCAATTAGTGCACAATCAAGTGTAGCACCTTGTGATTTGTGGATTGACAATGCATAAGCAAGTCTCAAAGGAATCTGTTGACGACCTGCTAGACAATCAAGGGAATCAATCAACCATGTATGAGGTTCAATTACAACGCGATTACCGTTAATAAACTCTACAACTGGGAGAGTTGCATCTTCTTTAGTGAATCCAACAACAACACCGCGAGAACCATTTACAAGTCCCAATTCAATATCTAAATTATGAACTAGCATTACCTGTGCACCAATAGATAATACTAATTCTTTCTGATACGGTGCATTTTTATCATACATTTCAATTAGGGTTTCAACTTCTGGTGATTTAATGGAGAGTGAAGGAGGAGCTTTTTCATCTCTAACAGTTTTTGCTGTGTAGGTATGGCGTTCGCCAGTGAGTGCTTTTAGGTTTGATTCATTCACTGTATCAACATCAACACGTCTGCTGAATAGAAGAGTGGGTTTAATTTTATGGGTTTTCCAATCAAGGCCTTCACGTTCTTTGAGTTTATTAATATGTTGTTCTGTAATTTTACCATAACGGGCTGCATTTAGGATATCTTGGAAGACGGGGTCTTTCTGTCTCTGAATACTTTTGAGTTCAAATGTTGTATTAATAATGTGTGGCCATCTTTCTGATTCAAATACAAACTTCATAGTTTCTTCTTTGTTTTTATTGATTGGGGGAAGTTGGAAGAAGTCGCCAACGAGTACAAGCTGGATACCGCCGAAGGGTTTGGATGACCTACGCAAGATTTGCCCAATTTCATCAAGCTTTTCAAAAAGTTCAATGGACATCATGGAGATTTCATCAATAACAAGCATTTCACATTGAATCCAGTTTTTTTCAGCAGTTTTATTCTTTTTTATTTTAGTGCATAAATCCTTAACAGTACCATTACCGAGACCAATGCCTGCCCAACTATGCAACGTCTTTGCAAAGCGACCAAGGAGAATAGCAGCACATCCTGTTAGAGCTGTTAGACCAATATGTGTCTTTTTAAAGTTTTCCTTGCTATAATCTATGCCATCTTCTTCAAAACACACAGATTCAATTGATTTATTAATAATATAATGAATCAAATGACTCTTGCCTACGCCACCAGGGCCTGTAATGAAAATATTTTTCTTTTCGCGAATTGCACTGTACGCAGCAGTTTGCTCTTTATTGAGCTGTACTGATGCCATTGTTGTGTTCGTATTTAGGTACCATATGTTGTTCTAGAGTATAAAAATCAATTTTATGTGTTATTATATATTTTAAGAATGAAATCCAGGTATAGGTAATATCACCTACTTGGAATTTTCCATCAGAGTCTACTTGACAATGAGTAAAGACCCAATCCATTGCACTATTAATAGTATCTTCGTGTTCTGCGAGTTCTTCTAATTCTTTAAGGCGCTGTTCCATGCTTGCGTAGATTGATTTTAGTTCTTTTAGTGATGATTGTAGTTCTTTAAGGGGTGATACTTCTAGAGGTGATTCTGTCAGAGGTGATTCAGTCAGGTCGTTCTGTCCGAGGTCTGTATCCATTATATAGTATGTCGACTGCGATTCTTAAGCTTCTTTTTGCTGTCTCTAGATGCGGTCACTGTAGCCCCAACAATAATACTTTTAGCTGTATCAGATGCTGTCAAACTAGATTTATATGAGAGCCAGCTAATAGGACTATGAACATCTATAGTACATACTAAAGGTGTTATATCACTCTTCTTTTCGGCTTCCCATGCAACTTTCCAGTGTGCAGGTACCCATAGTGAATGCCCAGGTCTCAATATAACATCCAAGTATTGGATGGAGGAAACATAGGGTGTATCTGCGTTAGTATATTGGCGAGGGAATGAGTTTTTCCATTGTGAGGGGAGGTATTCGTTTTCTTTTTCAGTTAGGAGTGTGACTATAATAGAATTTTCTGTGGGAAATATGAGTGTCCAATTGGCTGTAAAAATATTTAGACCACGTGCTCCTGCCCAGAAACGAGGTACTATTGGAAATAACGAGGGTGCCCAGGATTTAATGCCATCCATACAGGACATCCAAATAGTTCTAATCCATGGTTCAAAGTCTGCTGCGGCAGCAAAACGGGAAGCATCTTCGCTGCCCCAGATACAAAGCGCATCGTATGGCGCTCCAAGAATCCAATCTCGCAGAATTGTCTGTTGCTGTTGTTGTTGTTGTGTCTCTGCCGCTGCCGCTGCAGCTGCCGCTGAACCACTAGGAATATTTAATTTGAAATTATGGTATAGTTTACGAACTTCAATATCACTTTTAGTCCATATGGGGGGAAGAGGGGTATCTCGTACAACAATAGGAACACGTTCTTCCCATATATCAAGGAGTTTAGACCGGTTATCCCAATCTAATTGGTTTATTCTGTATTCTTGAATAGTTTGTTTATAAAAGACTGTTCCTAGAAAAAATAGGACGACTATGAATAATAATAACCATATTATCCAAATCATTATGCTTAATATTAATGTCTCTTATGTGCTATTCTTTTAGTACGCGTTTTGTGTATTTTTGACATGTTAGAAAGATTTTTTCTAGTTTTATTAGTTTTCTTACAATTATGTGATATACAATCATTAAATAACCCGGGCATAAACTTACGTTTGCTTATATTAAGGACTTCTTCTTCAGATAGTTTTTTATCTCCTCTTTTTAAAAGTTTACCATTAGAATATTTTTCAATTCGTTTTATACCTTTATTGTTATGTATTTTAATAGTATTTTTTGTAGTTGTTTCACTTCCGTTTTCACCTTCGCTGTGAACTTGAATAGATGTATAATTAAATGGCATTTCTAATTAATTATTTTAATTTAAGTTGACGACGAGTATTGGGAGGATATTTGGATCTTTTAAGAGGAATAGCTTCTTTTTTGTCAACTGGTATGCGTCTTGTTTTGGGAAACTTGCTTCTTTTTCTGTCTCTTTTAGAATGGCTGTCTGCTGCTTGGGATGCTGCTACTAAAGCAGCGGCAGTACAGCCGCTTAAATCAGCAGCGGTGCTGCCAGGAGGAACATAAATTAAATTAGTAGGTCTAAAAAGGGCTTCAGCACGCTGTAACCATTCATCTGCGAGAGAACCAGTATCAAGAACAATATCATAGAATTGTAGTTCGGGATTTTTACAGTTAGAGATTATTTTTTCGCAGCTAAGTTGGAATTCTTCAAATTCATCAGAATCTTGTGACAGCCAAATTTCGCCAACAGCTTCCGTTATAAGGATTTGCAGCTTATCATCTAGAAATAGTTTGCTCGCAGCGACAGCGGCTTCCTTATCCTTCCAGAATCCATATGCACCAGTTAATTCATTAAGAATTTGTGGCATTTCATATATAACTCCATTATCATCTAAATGTTTATCATCGGTTAGTGAAATATTACCATCAACAATTTCTTGGAAAAGTAATACAACAGCAAATACATAATTCTGGAAATGCAGCCATTCTATGGGTGTAAAACTTGCGGCTAGTCCGGAATTATCAAACCTATTAGTAATGTATTGAGTACATTTGTAACAGGCAGTGTCCATATTTGTTTTTAAATTTGTTATTTATTGTGTCTAAAGTGACGCGCTGAAAGTAACGCGCCTGGCGTTTAGCGCGTAAAAATAATAGCCAGCTGCAAGCTATAACTAGGCGAGTCGCGCGCCGCCTAGCGCGTAAACTTGGAGAGTTTAGTAGCATTATTAAAGAGATTACCACTTGCTGCTATGTTTTGTAAATCAGCTTCTTTGCGGCAATGATAAGGGCCTTCATGGATTAATACACGAGGCATAGCGAGTTCTTGAATCATTCTTGATTCATTTCCAAACAATCTAGCAGGTCTCATTAATTCAGAATTATACATATCACCCCTAATAGGTGGTAAATATTGGTCCTTATCACAAGTCCCTAAAGGTCTATCTAACCTACGTAACTGTGATTCAGAACTAATAGCATCAATATATCGTGAAGGAGGATACTTATCAGAACCAGGAGGGAATACTAAATTATCCGGGGTATAAGGTAAACCTTCAGTAGGGCCAGTAGTTTTATATTCCATGCATACTTTTACATAGGGTCTAAAACTAACAGGAACGGCAACAGATTCATTAGGGACTATATGCCGTAACATCTGGGTTGGGTCCCAATGTGTTTTTAAACATACAGGAGGATACATAGGTGATGTTCTGGAACCTTCAAAAGGGAATTCTTGTTGTATTTTTTGTTGTTCTCCTGCGACTTTATACATTACTCTATCTATATTAAATATATTGAGTAATACAATTAATATGTTACACATTATCTTTTAAATACAACAGGATGTATTTTATGTAAGATATATAATTCTTTAGGAAATCTTACATTATAATGGCATATATGTGAATCCCATAAACCAACAAATGAACCTTTTCTATTACCTGCAATCCACATTTCGGGAGCAAAATAATCCATATCAATGCACGGTTCAAGTGTTTTTATATGTGAAGACCTTGACCACCAAAAATTACCTGAAAAATGCAGTTTAGGATCATGACGTAAATTAACTCCTACCGCATCATGGGTGTCCAATACTTTTATGCAAAAATTATATAATGTTACATCAAAATATAACATAAAATCGTTCCAATCTTGTACAAATAAATTACCTGGTTTTGTTACTCCTTTGCTATGTAAATATAACACTTTGAAATCTTCTATCTGTGAGTGTTCATATATACGATTAAGTGTAGGTCTTTCGTATTGTGAAGAGTCTGTTGTTGTATATATTACATTAATTTTGGGGTCATTCCATATTTCATCATCTTTATTATATTCTCCTAGAACCACACAACGTATCTCTTTTACTTCATTATATAATCCTGATTCTTTTATTTTATTTAACATATATGTAACAATCTCACGCCATGTATTAATTGTACATATATGAAAATAAATATATATATGTGTTGTATTTTGCATATTTTATATATTATTAGAAAGTGATACTTTAGATACTGTTTCAATAGGAAATATTACATCCTTTTCATTAACTCTATTAGTCATATTAAGTAACATCTGACTTACACTATCAGTATTATCATCATATATAAGGTCGGGTAAAGGAAATCCATTAAATTCACTTGCACTTACACGAGTATATGCACCCATATTAGGAAAACACAGATAATCGCCTTTGTTCATAATGGGCATCTTATCAGAATATGCAATCATATCAATACTATCACATGTACGCCCAAATATAATACCTTTAGTTGTATTGGTTGTATTGGTTGTATTGGTTGTATTCGTTGTATTGGTTGTATTGGTTGTATTCGTTGTATTCGTTGTATTGGTTGTATTAGCTGAAATCCAATAAGGTTTTGCATGATCAAACGGAATTGCAGAGAATTGTCCATATATAGATTCATCAATTATATAACTAAATCCATGAGGTGTCTTCTTTTTATGAATAATAGGTACAAATAGGGTATGTGATGGGGAAGAGAAGAAGCGCCCAGGTTCAGCAATAATTTGATTGGGATATGTAGATATATCTTCGCGTTTCCATGTAGTTAAAGCATCCTTAATATTTTCAGACGCTTTACTGAAGTTTTCTTCATCTGATAGGAAACCGCCACCAATATCTAATTTAAGTTGTTTGCCACTTCCATAGCGCATATGATACATACTTGCAAATTTTCTAGAAGTTTCAATTGCCTTCTTATATTGTACTGGATTCTTTGAACCAGAACCCACATGAAATGAAACACCTTTTAATCTATTTACAGTATGGCATTTGTAAAGATAATCAATAATAGTTGACCATTGTTGTTCGTGTGCACCGAATTTAATGGAAAAAGGGGAACTACTTTCAGAATCATCAACTGCTATTCTTACAAACACGTCAGCACTGTAATTATTTTGTTCTAAATCTTGAACACCTTCAATAGAATCTATTACTGTTGTAGTAATACCAAGTTCACGAACTTCACGTATATCACTGTCAGATTTATGAGGGTTTGCATATATAATTCTATCCTTATAGCCACAACTTTGTGATGATTCTGAAAATATATCCTTAATTTCTTTTATTTCACGCGGAGATGCGCAATCAAAATTACAACCAGCTTGCAACAACCATTTTAACATATTTCTATCAGGGTTTGACTTAACCGCATAATAAGGTTGAACAAATGGCAAATATTTAGACCATAAATTCAACTGCTTATTTACAGCCTGTTGTGATACAACATAGAATGCTTTTTGCATAGCATAACAATTACGTAGCCCCTGTATTTCCTTCAGCGTGTTAGATATTAAATGTAAATATTTTTTAGGCCGATGATGTTTACTCAATTTCTCGTAACGGTTGTTGTAGGGAGAGTAGATGCAGCCGTAGCAGTTTCAACCGTTTCTGTGATTTGTAAAATTCCAGACCAGTCACAATCATTGTTAGATATTACACTACCATTTGAATCAACCCATGTAAACTTCATTTTACCTAATTTGCTAATAGGAGGATTCAATACAATAGGATTTTGTATCATAGTTTGTGCGTAATTACCGAAGTTTGCTAATAATAACTTTGCATAATATAAATTGGTTTGGCCTTGAGTATCAAGTGTTTTCTGTAAGTTTTCTGGAGAAGACGAGTCAATACCATTAAGTGAATATTCTTCATTTAGGCGCAAATAAATATAATCCTCTAAAATCTTATAAAAGGAATTAGCAGTATAAGATGTACCACCACCACCCAATGTTTCTATTTGCCTAGCTCCATTTAGGACTTTACAATAATTAGTTTCAAGCGGTGCTACAAAAGTAGATAAGTCCTGTTTAGGAAATCCAAGATTCCATCCAAGACCCCAGTTTTGTTCTTTATTTTCTAATTGGGATGCAATAGATGATTTGAATAATAAATCAAATCGCAACGGGCTTGTAAGATTTGCTCTACTCAGCTGTGATACAGGTATAATACCTGCGTAAAATGTACTCATATATTCTACTGTATTTTGTCTAACAGCATCAGTAATTCCTGTCAAAGTTGACTTGTTTTGAGCATAGCGTGTATACGTTGCCACAAATGTAGAATAGAAATTTCCAAAACTATTAAAACTTACATCAGGTAAATTGGTTGGATTTAATGTACCTCCTGGTCTGAAATTAGGTAATATAAAAGCACTATTAAATGTACTTATTTGTTGTGAATACGAAGGATTATATATAGGGGCATTTGCCGAAATATCAGAACCAGAGATTTCGTTAATGAGTTCAGGAAAGTTCATAAAGCCATAATCATATCTTTGTGGCAAATTAAATCGTACCATTGTCTGAAAATCTTCACTCGGCATATATCCCCTAATTGCTAAATAATAGTAATCTTCATCTCCTGTTAGAGGTGGTGATGGTTCAAGCGTAGCATTAAAAATATAAGAATTAAAATAATATCCACTAAATGAAATATCAGCACGCATATAATTTGCCGCATTTTCTTGACCCCATTTCCATCCAGTAGGTCCACTTAAATCCGCAAGTAAAGCCGAGTAGTTACGATACAAAAACATTTGGCTATGATTATAAAGAGGAAAGTTAGGGTTGGATGAATCATAATAAAGACCATATTTATTATAATAATTTATTTCTGTTAGGTTATTTGAATTATTATAAGCATTTGCTCTACGTGTTAACCCAATCTTAATTGTAGGATAAAATATTTGCCACGCATTTGTAATAGTATACGATGTTTCGTTACCTATTTGCGCATTACCATATATTCTCCACGGGTCTTCGTCAAAGAATGTACCAAATTGTTCTTGGACCCATATGCCACCATATGCATCAAATTGTAAAGACATACCAAGCCCAAGAACTGCATCATATGCACCAGGTATAGTAAATTGACTCGCTTCAAATTGCGCATATCCATTTAATCCAGTTGAAACACGTAAAACTTTTGTCGGCGAAACAGATGACCATGCATATAACGGTAATAAACCTCCACATATACCCATATATACATTATTAATTGAAGATGACATAGGAGAAACAATTTGTATGGTGTTATCTATAATAGAAGTACCAAGATACTGCCCATAAGCATCAGGGCCTGTTGCACCAGATACATCATAACGTACAAGGTCAATAAAGTATTCTCCAGAGATAGTTGAGTAATATATACAATAACTATTAGGGTTTGCAGGATTGACAGAGAAAGATATGAGTGTATCACCTGAAAGACCTCCTTGGAATGGACGTGTAGTAAAATAATTTGTACCCCCGCGTCTTATCATAAGAACTAAATAGTCAACGAAACCACTTATACCTTTTATTAGATTGCATCTTTCTCCTACTACATTTGTAATAGAATACAATGATGTATAAGATTCACCAAACTGAATACCACTAATTGTTGCTGTATTGAATGTGAATGACGCGTTAGGAATAGCACCTGACAAGCTTGCAATTAGATTATTAATAGAATAAAGCGCGTGTATGGAACTTGAGCCTGAAATGCATAGAATATGGGCTGCGCTTGTATCAGAAGTCCAAGTAATAACTTGATCGGTTGGTTGTATAATTTGTCTAAAATCAAGTTGTTGTATATAACATATTTCACGACTATCTGTACCAGGATAACGAATCTGATAAATATCACCGAAATATCCTGATACACCACCTATCGGTGGACCAGCTAGTAGGTATTGTTCAGTTCCATATTTATACCATGTAGTACGAAGTCTAAAATCAGGATTACCTGTTGCATTCAAGTATAATTCGTACTCTTGCAACGCATTAATATCATCAATAACATCTAGAGTATCCTTATAGTGAAGTATTTGTGTACCAATAGGTATACTTTGTTCATATTGCGATTGATATATACTTGTAACATATGACGGTACAGGACCACTCAAAGTAGGTACAATTAAATCTTGTTGTATACCACCCACAGAAGGAGGAGTTATACCTAAATATGAGCCACAAATTGTATAAGAGCATACATCAGGATAAGGTATAAGGCTTCCAGTTAACATAAAGATTGGTGTGGGGTTCCTATTAGAGTCAAATGCGATAGCGGAATAGAAAGCCTGTTCTTTGTTTATAATTGTGGATGGGTAAGGTGTATAACCAGAATATCCTTCATTATTCAAATAGGTGTTATGAGGAATTGAAGTGAATTCATAATATGCTCCTAGAGTTGGATCAAATCCTCCATTTATTGCAACTTGAGTTGTAGTAGAATAATACTTTACACGGGATGTACTTAAAATAGTATATGCATTTGATAAGTCTAATGTAGCCATACTTTTATGTGTTATAGCATGTGTATCAAAAATACCTATATATGTTATGTTATCGTTTGGTCCGCCTGGTTTACAGTAAGCTGATTTAAATTGAACTCGTTCAACATCCCACCATCCGTCAGAAGGTAAGAATGAAAATCCATATACACCTTCACCTAATTGTAAAGTAGGTGCTACAAAGCCGCTTATATTCATATAAGAGTATCCATTGATGAGTGCAGCGCTTGTATCAAATGCTGCAATTTTGGTGAGTGTAGGTAATCCAGATAGGTCATATGAAGTATCATCTACTTGTGGTGGAATAAAATGGGTATCATACCAATTTACAATTTTATATTCGCGTTTTTGTGATGAACCTATATTGGATGAATATGGATTATTTGTACCAGGGGTGAGAATTGCATTTGTTGTTCCAGGATAAATATATAATTCTTTGGTTTGAGAATAACCGCTCAAGTTCTGAAATTTATATCCAGTTATTGGGTCTATTCTGTATTGCGCGGCAGGTTGATTCATTGTATTCCCTAATTGCCAGCCCTTGTAATCAGTTAAATCTGTTGATATACCGCATAAATCATAGCACATTTGAGGAGCATTTGATGGATATATAATGTTAAATTGGGCATCATTTGGATTAGGGGGGAATAATTCAGAACCTGAAGGGAGTTTTTGCCAGGCTGTATCATTTGTTTTAGTGAATCCTAGATTTGTATCGGTTCCCAGATTTGCCAACGCGGATATAGGATTCTGATAAGGATATTCTAAGCCCTGTGATGTATCACCAGATAGGTCATTATATATATTTGTAAGAGAGAAGGAAGAATCCCACCATGTATAAAAGTTCATAGAAATATCCGCAAATGCGGTCTGATTTGATTTCACGATTAGATAATATTTCTGGTCTGCGATTGCCGAAATAGGTACATTTAGTGTAAATTGAGGAGTGCTAAATGTAGCTTGCTGCAAAGCTCTATACGTTGAAATTTTGTTTTGCCCAGCATCTGCCATAAATGCTGCTCTGTCTCCATAAAGTGCTGCTGTTATTGTTGTATCTACTATATTATTTTGCATATCTATTTGGACATTTAGGGGATATTTATAATTTGTTGCGCCTACCGTTAGTGTTGATGGTAAAGGCGTTTGGAATTGAATATATTTAAATGTTTCTAATACGGTCAGGGCTGTAGAAAGGAGAGGTGATGTCTGTGCTGCTAATATATCTATACCATACTGAATACCGCTTATAGATGTTATAAGTGTTGATACCGCGGGAATATCTGATAAGGATAAATCATTAAATGTATAATCTTTGTTGAAGTAATAAGGAATCTGACCGCCAAATATAGGATTATAATAAGGATATCTATAATAGAAAGGGGAGGGAAGAGTTTCTACTTGGAGTGTTTGTCTGTATTTTGACCTAAAACGGAAAATGGTGTATTGGCCGCTTGATATATATGCAACGGTTGTACCAGACCGCAACTTTTCATTTGTATAGATTTCACCAGATGCATCTATAAAATCAATATCATCTATTATATCTTTAAGAGTAAAATCATAGGGTCTATTTCGCCCTGTTGAATTATTATTGATTGCTGCATAGTTATATGTGGGTGTAGAGGAAAGAATATTAGGGAATAATGTAGGTTGTGTTGATGGGTTTATGTCATAATTAGGATTTATGACAATTTGACCAGAAGAAAGAGCTTGTGAATATGAAAGACTGAAATCATTAAATACTCCAGATAAATCACGGCCATCCTGAATATTCATAATTGTTGATATATTTGCTAGAGTATCTACAGTATATGACCCATAATTTATACCAAAATATGTCGCAAGTTGTCTCATGAAATATGTATAGTATGATGTTAAATATGTATTTTCATTAATAGTGCCTGCATTCGTACTTACATATCCTGATATGGATAGACCAATTTGTGATAAGAACGATGTTAAATAATTTGTTTGTTGTCTTGTAATATCTGTAGTAATAGATGTATTGAGAGTTTGGGAATTGACACTTACGCGATTATTTGTTGTTTGTACACTCCATGTATATTTATTAATAAGACTATTTACAAAAGATCTATGTGTTCTATAATTATCAAGTTCAGCAATATTCTGTTGAATTAATTGAAGTACTAGAGGGTCATTTAATCCTTGATAATCATATACAACGGCTTCATATATATCACCAAAATTAGTATATCCTGATATACTTAAATTTAAGACTGCTATTTCTTGTGTATCTAAAAATGCTTCTTTTAGGACAGGATAATAGTAGGCAACGATACATTGTTCGTATGTAAATGTAATACTGCTATCGTACCTATTAGGAAAATAAAATCCTATAATTTGATTTAGTGTTGGATTTTTGATGTATTGGTCATTTAGGGAATCATAGAAGTAGTCGCCAGGTTGATTGAAGTTAATACCAAGATCGCCGTTTACAACAAAAGCTGCCGAGAATTGTGTAAATCCGCCAGGAAAATAGAAGAATGGGGGAGATGTATTCATTTGAATAGTTAATTCATTTAGGAGTCCATTGATATCATATGAACCTTCGCGTATTTTGACCGTATTTTCAAGTCTGTTATTTGTACCAAGAATAGTACGTCCGTGTTCGTATACGTTAAATGCTGTGTTGTATTTATCATCACGAAAATATAAGAAGGCTGATAAAAGTTTAATTTGTGTAAATTGTAGCTGTGTTACATTTTTGTATTCTTTGGGTAGATAGATGGCAAAATTGGTTGGTTGAGGATATGTACGTGTATCTCTATCTTGGCTTGAAATATTGATAAGAGATACATTTTGGCGTGAAGTAGTTACAAATTGAGTTTTCTTAAAATTAACAACAGCGCCGTCGCGTATTATGCCACTTGTATCAAATGTATAATATTCATTTGGTGTACTTGAATCATTATCTTGAATGTTATTCTGTAAACCTATAAAGTTTTCCTTAATTCTATATAAATCGGCCCTATCAGGTGGAATAGGCATGGTATTATCATATGATTCAGAATCAGAATCAGAATCTATATATGATTCTGTATCTGATTGTGTTGCTGTACCAGTATCACTTTCATAATCGGAGTCTGATACACTCATATATTCATCTACATCATTATAGGGTCTATATATTGGCTGTTGTTGTTGTGGTTGTTGTTGTGGTTGCTGCGGTTGTTGTGGTTGCAGTTGCCGCTGCAAAGATTGATTATTTATATTTGTTGGATTATGCCAATTCATTCCTAATGGTGTGTGCTAAAGCCTTAAGCAGAAATAAGCGAAAGTGCCAACTTTAAGAGTCAATTAGAAGAAACACTAAATGAATCAATTAACAACCGGGTCATTACTGGATAATCCCTATGTAATAGATATTATTCAGTCATCAAACAGTATTCAAAGTGCATCAGGCACTTCATTAGAAGCTACTATTACTAATTTAATAGGTCAAATAACAGCACTACAAGCTCAAGTAGCTGCACTTGAAGCGCGTATAACTGCACTTGATGGAGGCTCATAAGCTTAAATTATTCACCTACAAGTACGTATGTTACAGCCATAGCAGCAGTTGAATATGTAAATGTGCCTATTTCTGCATGGAGTAC